ATCCCCCATGTTGGTCAACTCATCAATGGTAGGGGGTATATTGCCAAGCACTGCGATACGGTGCATACGTGCCAAGTACTTATCCTCTTGGTTCATCAAGGGTTCAAGGGGTCTACCCCAAATGCTGTTGACCGCAAGCTGAATTGTTGTCTTACCTACACCGGAGCCATTGTTTGTCAGGTGAATGATGGAGCCATTAAGTTTTGTGAACTTAAATAACGCTGAACCAAATCCTGCAAAAAGTGTGAACGCACGTACTTCATTCCCTGCGGCGGCGTAGATGTTGGCAACTTTCTTCCACTCGGCAACTGTACCTTTCTTGGTGTAGTAGCTTGCAATCTCCGCAGTGGCATTAGATGACGGGCTGTAGTTCACGCCCGATGCCGTGACCTCACGATTACCAATAACAAACTTGGTATCGTCTTCATGCCAACCAAATTGTTGACGTGCCTTTTCTGCTTCTGTCAGGTGCTGAAGTTCTTGCACCCACTTGGTGATGTAGCCCATAAGTAAATCCAATCTCTTGTTGTATGCAGTGACGCCTTGGTATGCCAAGACTTCCCGCAACTTGTCCTTAGATAAAACACTTGATAGTGGCGCGGAGAATTCACGGATTCCATCCTTGGGCATGTGCAAGCGCATCCACAAAGATTCTCCTGTGTCAGGATCAGTCAACCGCTTCACGACATAGAAGTCGTACTCGTAGATCAACTCGTCCTTTTCATCTTCACCCTTCTCGTCTTTACCCCAACCCCGCTTGTACACACCGCCGTTCTTGCCACGAAAGTATGGGTATGGGTAGTCAGGTATTTCAACCGTGACTTCCTCTTCCAGTATGGCGTTGCGCATGACAACGATGTTGTCTTCTGCCTTGGCTTCGGCAATGCGTGAACCAATCTGAATCGGTGAAGTAATCTTGCCCTTGTGTGGGCAGTCGTTGCAGGGTGCAGAGTTAATGCTTGAGAACGTAGCGCACTTGTATGGCTTCTCCAATAATGCGTGTGCTTTGTTGAACGTCTCTTGCGGGTCGTACTCAGGGTGCTGATTGCTGATCTTGTGGATCGCTTTCTCACCGTCTTCGCAGTTAATGGCGATAGACAGACCCGCTCTCCATAGCGGCTCCTCAACGGTCTCTTGCTCTTTGTATATACGCAATAGTTGTGCGCATCCCTCACCCTCGGCACTCTTGCGCATAATAGTCCCAAAACGGGACACACTGTTACCCATCAATGCGCGGGTCGTTGCATCTATTGGTCGGCGTGGTGGTGCGTCAGAACCAAACAAACCTTTCGGTTCATCGTCTTCCTCTTCTACACCTATCAACGTCTTGAACCGTGTGAACTCTACCGGCTGCGACTCGACCATTACAGATACAGGCTTTGGCGGGTTGTCCTTGAAGTTCAACGTCTCGGGTATACGCAGTATTCGTGCGGCATCTGCCGTGACCGCAGGGTCAGCAAGCAGATTGTATGAGGCACAGAATTTCTTCAGTGCTTCGGCTGTTGGTTTCCAATCGTTGTAACCGATGGTCTCTTTCAGCGTCCAGTAAACGTGTATGCCACGTCCTGAGTTAATAATAGTGGGTCGAGGTAACCCTGTTGCTTTAACAAATATTCTGAGCGCATCCAATGCGGATGCTTGCGTGTCGTATGGTTTGTTTTCACCGCAATCTAGGTCAAGCCAAAAAGCCTTAAACCATTTTGCGTTCTTTGCTGTGCGACCTTCATCTTCCAAAAGATATTTAGCGCATCCAAAGTATGCGTCAAAACCCTGCGAGATAAGTCCATCTACGACTCCATCAATCTCATCAATCGTTTCTACAAAAGTCTGCCTCGGCGCACCCTTCTTCAATCCAACCACACAGTACAAACCTTCAGAGGCAAGTACAGATGTGAGAAAGGGGTTCCGTGTTGTCATTGTTTTCTCTTTTACAGACAGGTAAGCCTTCCGGTCTACTGGCGATAGACCATGGGCGCGGGATCAAGTTACGGCGTTGGCCGTTAGGCGGTCAAGCAGTTCCCATAATACTTTGCGTTTGCTCGGGTGCGGCAGTGCTTTCCCCAAGAACCACATGTAAATGGCCTGACGTGATACGTCTAAGTGTTCGGCTACATCCTGTACTGGAATGTCACGTTGTATGCAAATACGTCCAAGTTGCACACCCACATGAAATGGGTCTGCCTTATTGTTCGCATCAACAAATTTACGGGAATAGCCTCTGTTGTTCATAGTCTTCTTTTTTAATCACTTTCATTACGCGCTGACTACGACCTGAACGTGCTTGACGTTTTTCGCCTGTATCAACAACCCAACCCTTGCGGATCAGTGGTGCGTAACGTGGGCTAATTGTTTGAATCCCAAACTGTGGCAACATCTTCACAACGTCATCACCAATACAGCCATTTGGAAACTGCTTGATAACGTCATAAACAATACGCTCTAGTGCGGTGGTATCTATTGACTCGGCGGCATCGTGGCTCGTCTCGGGGTCAGTGTTACGCGCCAGCCCGGGAATCGGGTTTGGCTCACTTGGAAAAAGTTGTTGTTGCATGATGCTCTCCTTTGAGGTGGGGGTACTAACTGCTCGTCTGCAAGCTCAAAAAGCCTTTGCACAGCGTTCCCCCCCGATTCAATTACTCTTCAGCCCAATCGTCCAAGATGTCAGCCACATCTTTTGGTGCGGCTTTCTTAGCGCGTTTAGTTGGCTCTGCTGTTTCAACAGCTTCAGCCTCTACCTTGGGTTCCGCTTTGGGAGCTTCGACTGCGGCGGGACGTGTAAATTCCGCTTTAGTAGCACCATCCATCTGCGCGGCAGTTGCGGCGATAGCAAGTTTGGCCTCAGTAGACTGACCCTTGTCTTGAGTCATTGCCAATTCTTCTTCGTTCAAAGGACGCACTGCCTTGAACGTCAGGCGTGGTGTTGCGCTTGCAGTATCAAAACGCATCTCAGTGACGACTGCCGTTACTGGCAAACCATGACTGCCCAAGAACTTTGCGTATGACTGCAAAGGCATCTTGCCATTCTCAGCCGCACCAAAGATTGACTGCGCAGGGAGAGTCAGTTGATAAATGTCTCCACGAATATCGTTCTCCAAGAGGACGGCAAGGCGTTGACTGAATCGGCATGCGCGGGAATCACCTTGGCCGGAGCCTTTGATGTTTTGTTGGCATGAAGCGCACTTGCTTGCTTGTGGTTGCTCAGACTTGATGTCGGGTGTGACACCATCGTTTGACCAACATGTTGGTGCCATGGCTTGGCCTTCTTGATAAGTTCCTGCATAGAATGTTCTCGATACGTTGGCATTTGCCGCCGCAATAATAATGTTCATTGCACGGTCTTCGTTCTGTGCAATCTCTTTGCCATCGACCATCATGCGGAACACGTTGCCGCGAATGGAGATACGCTTACCGCCGCCGTTACCACTGCCACCCATCAAGGCTTTTGTGGTCGCGTCTAATTGTAGGTTCTTCAGGTGGGCAGGTAGTGTGTTGCCGCCTTTAGAAAAAAGTGTCATTTCGCTCATTTGGTTTCTCCAGTTGTTACAGGTTTGGTTTGCATTAAGGCATCAAGGTCTGCGCGATTGAAACGCACTTTGTTGCCTACTCTAAAATGGGGGATGTCCCCCGACTTGACCATGTTGTAGATTGTCTGACGTGACATCCGCAACATCTTTGCCACTTCGGGCACGGTCAATGATTGTTCAAGTTCCACTTGTGGTTCTCCTTATAGTTACGCTGTACTTGCTGTCAGTGTTCAAACCCATGGGCATAAGCTCGGGGTTCTCTTCCAACAGTTGTTTCATGGTTGTCTGACTGATACGGCGTTCAAGCAGTTCGGGCATCTTCTTTTCCAAGATGAACTTGTGCATTGATTCCCAGTCACTTGTCCAGTAGCGTGTCTTCACCGTACGCATTACCGTACCGTGAGTGCTACCAAGACGATCAACACCGATCTCCTTGCAGATGTCCAATAGCTTGGTCTCCACAACTTCCATCTGTGTCTTTACCGTGCTGTCAGCTTCTTCGTATGAACGTAAAAGTTCGGCACGTTTGTCGCGCATCTTGATGTAGACGGCGACGAGTTTATCAACCGATATTGTCTCGGTCATAGCTCTCTCCTTTTTGTTTTGTGTATGGATAATAACATAAACTTTACATTGTCAAGAATATTTCATCTAAGTATTTCCCCGTATAAGTCGATCATGCGATTGTGAATGTCTACCTTGTTTTCTAGCATCTTGTACATCCGGCGTTCTACCCCACTGCCTTGCAAGTGCACCACCACTGAGGGATTCTTTTGCCCCGCTCGGTGAACACGCGCATTGGCTTGGAGGTAGGTCTCGACTGACATCACTGGACTCCAGTAGACGATGGTGTTGGCGGCATGCAGAGTTACCCCATGCGAGGCCGCTTGTGGTTGGATGACCAGTACTTGTAGGTCATCTTTCGTTTGGAAACGGTCAAAAATTTCTGATCGTTTCCCCACCGACACACCGCCATGAATGACGGCTGTCGGGTACCCGTGCTTACGTAGGTCATCTGCAACCACTTCGATGGCATGTCTGTATGGCACAAACACTAACACCTTGTGGCTAGATTCTTCGATCACCTCACGTAGCACTGCAAGTCTATTGCTTGCATCAAAGTGGATTACTTCTCCTGTATCTGAATACACCGCACCACCAGATAATTGTAGGAGTTTGTTTAAATTCGCAGCGGCGTTGACTGTAGTGATCTCCTCACCAGCCGCTTGTACGATAAGACGCTTACGTAGCAACTCGTAGTATTTCTCCTGTTGGGCAGTAAGAGGTACGTCTCGCGTTACGTAAGTCATCTCAGGTAAGTCCAAGCATTGCTCTTTGGTAAAACGTATTGCGGGTTGTAGTGCCTTATGAACAACTTGCTCTGACTCTAACTTGGGCACCCACTTGAACTGCGTGATCTTGTGCATGACCTGATCGCGGAACCCACCATAGAAGCGTGGGATACCCTCGGGGTTTACTAGCTTGGCGATGCCGTAGGCATCCAGTGGCGACTGTGATGCGGGTGTACCCGTCAGCATCCACAGCCATGTGTGTGGCTTCAGCAGATTGTTTAACACCTTCCAACGTTTTGTAGAGGGATTTTTATAGGCGTTAGCCTCGTCAATCACGATGAGGTCAAAGCCGCCCTTGATGATGTCAGTGGCAACAATCTCTACCCCGTCATAGTTGATGATGACGTACTCAGCATCCCCTGCGATGATCTCCCTGCGCTTCTCGGGCTTGCCATAGGCAGTGTCCACCTTGCGGT